CGCTGCTTCCTTTCATTCTCGGTTTTGATTCCGTGACAAGTGTGGCATAGTACTTGTAGGTTGTCAAGTTCACAGAACATTCGGTTTATTACCTCTGTCCAGTCAGTGAGGAGGGCTTCCACGCGCTTAGTTGGGTCAAACACTGGTTGTATGTGGTCAACGTGAACCTCGTCAGATTTGAAAAGACGCGCACACCCTGCACACTCGTACATTGTTCGCTTCTTTCCTGTTGACTTATCGGTTCTGACCCCTCGTGCTGCTTCCCTCTTAGCATCATGAAACACTCCCCACTTTCGCATACCGGCTCTAAGTAGCCTGACTACGAACCCCTTGTACTGGGATTCAGTCCACCTTCCGCCGCATCTTGTTCTTGGTACTCTTGGTTTTGTTACCTTCTTCTTTGCTGCTCTCTTCGGCATCAAGCGGTGCCTCGGAGGTACTGATATAGAAGTTGGGCAAACCCTTCCACAAGTTTTTCATCATGGTCATCGGTGTTGCCCATTGTGTAAAATATGGCATGTACCAACTCATGACAAAATGCTTGTTCTGTTTGTTGTCTTGACATTCCTTGTCTGATTGAGATTGTGTTTGTATCATTATCGCACATTCCTAAGTCATGCAGGTGTTCATAAAAAACCACCTTCCAGTCCATACCTGCTAGTTTGAACTCGGTGGGAACCAAAGTTGGTTCTTCTCGCGTCTTAGCCATAACAGCCTCCCGTTCTCAAGTACCCTATCTTCTCCCAGTGCCTCCACACAGACGGCATACAACTCTTGCTCTGTCTTGGCGTCTCCCAGCATCTTCTCTGCCTTCTTGTCGCCAACACCTTTGATACCGATTATGTTGTCCACCCTGTCGCCAGTCAGAATCTGCCTGTAAAAGAATCGCATCCCCTCTTCGGCAGTCACATAATACTTGTCGTTCTTCGCAAAATTGTAGTGCCATCCCTGAACCTGATTGAAGTCTTTATCAATTGAAACAATGATGCTATCGTCTCCCAACTCGGTTGCACGGATAGCAATTAGGTCATCAGCCTCCTCGCCGTCCGACACAGTGGCGCACCAAGCGTCCACCATATAGTCCCGTAAAAACTGTAGATGTTCAGGCTTCTGAAAGTCACTACGGTTCTCTTTATACGGTGCTGTGGTGGCTATATCCAACCGAAAGTTTTTCTTGCCGGTTAGGTACAACTCGTACTTGTTTACGTCAAGGCTCTCATAAAGAATAGTTTCAATAAAAGAAGACAGCGATGACGCTGCCTTCTCTTGAGTTTCATCTTTACAAGCAAACCCTAACCGATACGCCAACACGTCGGCGTCAATCAGGGCTGTGCCAATCATAGTTCTACTTCATCTTCCTGCAAAGCCTCTTCAGGTTCCTTCACAATCAATTCCTTGACCGTGATGTGAGCAGTGGTCTTGCCACCAATCGCCTGTGGCGACCAGCCATGAGCATCCGACATGGCATGTTGGTAAGACTTCAGCGAAACAACACACACCGAACCGTTACCAATGGTAAGCGGGTCAATGGGGTTGCCATCAACATCAGCAGCGTTGAACGGAAAGTTGCTCTTGCAGCGGATAAACGTACCGATGCCGTACTGGTCATTACTCTTTGTTTTGACCTTTACGTTCAGCTCTTTTTCAAGCCGATTAACGGTAGCCTCATCCAGTTGACCTAGATGCAGTTCGTACTTTTGCAGGGCAGGATTGTTTTCATTCCACTTGTTCTTGTTCTTGTTGACCAAGTTGTAGTTAAAAAACAGTTGTCCTTGCACCTTAATGATTTTGTCTTGCATAGTTTCAGTTCCTTTATCGGAAAGTTAAAAAAAGAATTATACCACAAATTTTGGCTAATGTAAAGGGTTTTTATCACCAGCCTTCCCATAAAACAGATGGTAAGAGTATAAGAGAATATCTAATACTTTCATCTCATCTGTATCAGGATGATGCCATAGAATTAACCTATTATCATTAATTCCTAGCACCACCAAGTCGTCACAAGAAGTGAACATCTCCACCAAGTCGTCTTCATCCATTAGTGGGTATCCTTCCACGTCTTGCCTATTTTGTACTCCCCATCAAGTGGACAGCGCAGCTTCAGTTCCACCCCAGCGTTGCGGATAGCCACCAAGGCGGCTTCACCAACAGCAGTGCCACAGGATGGGATTGTCTCAATCTGCCACTCGTCATGCACGTTAGCGCACAGCCCGAACGGTGCCTTCATCCTGTTCAGGTCACGCCATAGGATGGTTAGGGCTTGCTTCATAACTATCGCACCAGCACTTTGGAGTAGAGTGTTAAGGGCAGCATGTTCGCTGCGCACCCAAACTTTTCTACCATCCAGCCCCGGTACCCAACCACTACTTGCTTGTTCGGCAACTTTACTCTGTAGACGAGCGAGGGCGGGTGTTTGGGAAAGAAAGCGCGCCTTAATCTCTTTTCCATCACTAGCGTTACCACCGATGATTGACCCGATTTTCGCGTCCCCCGCGCCATACAAGTAAGCATAGATAAATGTTTTCGCTTTGTCTCGGTCAGGGAGTCCTGCCGCCTCTTGGTTTTTCGTGTGGATGTCCCCATTCAACAACTCCTTAGTGTAATCATCGTCACGCATGTAGTGCGCCAACATACGCAACTCTAGCCCTGCTGCGTCAGCGCCAACCAGCACCCAGTCTTCTTTAGCCATGAAGCAGTCGCGGCACTCTTCACCGTACTTGTGCTTCTTCTTTGGCACCTGAGCCATGTTTGGTTTGCTGTGTGTCATACGTCCTGTAACGGCTCCGTTGGTGTTAACGCCTCCGTGCATCTTACCTTCTTTGACTGCCTCAAACCAACCCTTGAGCAGTCCTGTTGTCTTTTGCAAGATGAGGTACTCTGTGAGCATCTTTGCTTGCGGGCTTTCAATCGTCTCAAGTACCTTCTCGTCAATAATAAAGTTACCCTTATCGGTACGAGCAGATAATTTAACACCAGCCGCCATAAGACGTTCAGCAATTTGCTTACGAGAAGATAGATTGAAAACCTCCACCTTATCCTTAAGCCGCTTACCTGTTTTCTCACTATAACGCTCCGTAACAATCGGAGGAAACACATCTTGAAGTTCACCCTCAATAGTAGCCATCTTGCTTGACAGCTCAGCGTTGAGGATTTGAGCCTTCTGAACATCAAAGGTAAAGCCATTTTCCACCTGCTTCTGAATGATTGCAGCCACACGGTGTTCTAGCTGCACAGACTGGTCACTGAACTTCTTCTCAGCCAGTTCAGCCTCAAGGTGTTTGTGCAACATCACCAGCACCTCCACGTCACGCTTGCAGTATCGGTGCAACAACGCCATGTTCGGTTCGTTGAACGGAGCCATAGAGGTCTTGTCGTACTTGCGCTCACCACGCAAGCGCCAGTAAATACGCGAATAGTCAATCTTCTTCTTGCCCAGTCTTTTTCCCCATGCGTCTAGACTGTGAGCGCCTTCTAGCGATGGATTGAGCAGCCTTGAGAGAATCAAGGTATCTATCGCTTTCGTCAATCCAATCTTCGTCTTCCACAACCTGTTTAAGGTCGGCGCGTCGTACCCAATCAAGTTGTGCGCCACTATCTTGTCGGCGCGGTCTAGCAGAGGTAAAAGACTTGCGGCTTCCGTATGACATTTATACTCCTCACTTTCCGTGTCATAGGTGTACACCATCCAAATCTTTGTAGACGGTATGGTGTCTGCTTCAATGTCAAGATAAACTATCATCTTTGTTCTCAATCAACTTGTAAACGTACAGCCCACCGACAACATACCTACGTTCAACAGTGTGACCGCCGTTTTCTTTTCTGCGGAAAGAACGTAGTATAGCAGAAGCCGTAGACTCGGGTGTTTTAGTTGCTTCTGCAATCTGTTTTAACCCAGCCCATCCGCTTTTCTGCATGAAGGCGAACACCCGTTCATACTTTGTTTTCAGGCGTTCGTAGTCACGTTCTTCAACGTAATCAGAACCCTTTAACTCAGTTTTTTGTTCCTCTTCTTTTTCCTTCTGCTGCCACCAGTCAGGCAGTTTTGAAAAGAACCTGTCCAAGAAGTCTTGGATGCCCTTACTATGATAATGCTTTTCAGGTCGTATACCGCCTTGACGGTACATGCCCCACCGACCAGTTGTGTGGAAGTATTGATAATATCTACGGGTGTCTGCTCTGTACAAAACAAAACAATAACCCTTCTCTTTGTACTGGAATGGTATGCCGTTCTTGTTCAACACCGCCGCTACATGCTCTACCGATTCGTTGGTGTCTCTACGAAAAACAGCCTCGCCGTTCTTATTCTTCCTAACAAAGTAGAACTCGCTTTTCTGCTCCGGGAACTCTTTTGCACTTTTTAAGGTCATCGTACATACCAATCAATGTAAGTGAACCCCTTATGCTGCGCTATTGCAAGCACAGGGTTGCCATCACAAGTTTCACAAAAGAATGTTATCAAAAGACCTTGTCGTCTGTCACTTGGGTTTTTATTTTTAACATTATCATTGATAAGACCAGTAGAAACAGTAGTTTCTGCTCTTTTGTATTCAACAACAGTGTATGTCTCATCTTCACTATCTTCTTCCCTATCAAACACTTCAACTTTTGTTTGGTGTATGCTTTGGTCTTGGCAATACGGGCAACTTAACATCTTGTCTTCCAAAGTTTCTATAAAACGCAACAATGGCTTCCCAGTCTTTTGTGTATCTTTCATTGTCTGTCAAACCCCACCTCCAAGTATTGAGGACTGCGGAACCGTGTACGGAACACCACTAACGCTTACCTCTTCGGGTAGTTTTTCAAGCAGTTTGTTCATGTAGAACATGGACTTCTGTAGGTCTTGGCGTTTGTTCTTTTCCCACATCCGCAGCAAGTACTCCAACGCCCTGTCCCAGTCACTGAACTGGTCATGAGGTATGCCCAGCTCTTGTGCTTTCTTAGCTAGTGCCTGACGTAGGTCGTACACCTCAAGCCCCGGCATGATTTGATAATGCTTGGGTTTGTTCACCATGTCAAAGTCGTCGTGTGTTGTGCCATTAAAGCCCATGTTTTGGTACTCCTCAATCTCCATTGCCAAACTTTTCATAGATGCCATTAGAAGTCCTCACTCAACTGGTATTCGCGCAGTATACCATTGTTCTTGTTGTACTTCAAGTGGAACGTCTGCCCTGTGGCACGTCCAGTGAAGCGGTCTTTCAGCACCCTGAAGGTGGTGACCTGTCGTTGTTCGGGGTCTTCGTGTTGCTTGTTGCGTTCCAAGCCAAACATGAAGTGCGCCCAACGAGCAATGGCACGGCTACCCGTGAACTGTTTTTCCAGCACACGCCCACCCTCTTCGTGAGCCTTGCCCTCGGGTGTAGTGAGGTGCGACACAAAGTGAATGATAAGTCCCTCGCTTTGTGCCAGCCCAGCCATGTCAGCCATCATGGCGTCCAATGCACGGCGTTCGTCATCCTCATTGGCTGACAGTGCAGTGAGGTGGTCAAGGTAAATTATCTCAATGTCTTTTGCCTTGGCAAAGTAGCGTATGGCTTTTTTCACCTCTGCCCACTCTTTAGCGCCAAAGTGGTTCATCATGTACAGCGCCTGCATGGCTTCCAATCTGTCAACCGATTCCTCATACTCTTGACGTGTCCAACCTCCGTCAGGGACGTGATACAGGCGCTCGTCAAGTTTACCAGCGACACGTTGGGCGGTTTCAATCGGACTTTGTTCTAAATAAATCACACCGACGCGCTTTTTCAACTCACGGATATCGTAGGCAATCTGTTGAGTGAACACGTCGGTCTTACCGACACCAACGCCAGCACCGAACGCATACAGCTCGCCCTTACGCCGCCCAAAGGTTAGTTCTGAGAGCGATGGGAAACACCACGGCAAGCCCTCTTTTGGTGGCGTTAGTAGCTGTTCTTTGATATCCTCAACGGTTACGATGCCCTCGGGTTTGTATTCCTCAGCCTTCCACCAGCGGTCAGAAAACTTGCGTATTTCATTCTTGCTCAGGTAGTCGCAGGCGTCTTTAAAGCCCTCGTCCATCTTGACGATTGATGATTTGCCAGCAAACAACGCTGCAACCTTCTTGGCTGCTGTCTGCCCCGGCTCATCGTTATCAAAGCACACCCGGATTTTGTCAAAACTGTCAAGCCACTCAAAGTTGTCCTTGCAATCCTTCTCGGCGCTTTGTGCGCCATTGCGAACCGACACCACAGGATAGTCGCCCAGCATCTGATGCGCTGCCAAGGCGTCAAACTCACCCTCCACAATGGTGACGAACTTCCCACCCTTTGTGAACAGGTTTTGACCGAACAAAGTGGCATCCCTCCAGTTGCCCTCAACGGCAAAGGTTTTGTCGGGATAGCGCACCTTCTGAGCAACCTTGTCACCATCCTTGTTGTTGTATGGAAACAACACCTTGGTGTTGGTTGACAGGGTTTTGTACTTCCTAGCCGTCTCTGAGGATATCTTCCTGTCCTTAAAGGGTAGGTAGGAAGCGTCAGATGGCTCTGTGAGCGGTTTTTTTGCCTCACTGAAGGGGGCGACTAGGGTTGACATGTTTTTTCCTTTATTCGGGCTAAAAACACCACAAGCGTAACACTTGGTTGAGCCATCGGTGTTGACTGACAACCCATCTGAGCTGTTGCAGCTCGGGCAGGGCTGGTGGATTGCTTCAAACTTGAGTGTCATAGGTTGGTGTTGTCCCACATGGTTTGCATCTCGGCTTTCTCGGCTTCGGTGAGGTCACGACCACGGCGCTGCTTTAGCTTTGAGAACAATGTATCCATCATTGCTGAAAAGCCGTAGGCTTCAACCAAACTGGCAAAGTCAGCCATCGTGGTGTTGATTTCCCATTCTATGTTTTTCTCAATCATACCCTTTAACCTTCTAAGTTATTGTTTAACTATTATAGATAGATTATCTCGTTATAAGTTAACTTCTATAGTTACTTATAAGAAGAGCAAATATCGTGCCAATCATCATCGTCAGCAAACTTAGTTGCATCATCATGTTTTAAGTCTAACCTATCTATTGTTTTCATATCACCGTCCACGGTACTAAAACATTCGTTGCACATATCAACAAATGTGTTAGTCTCAATGTTACGTCTTGTTGCTTCGTAGTCACTGAGCAGGTTGTTGCAGCAGACGCACCTCAAAACAGCGCCTCCGGCATAGCCTGAACGTGCTGCTTATCCAACTCTCGCTGCACCTTTGCTTGGTACTTCTCAAGCTCCAACAACTGCTCGTAGGTCAGGTCATTGCGAAACGGGTTAATCCATCGCCCCATGTCGTCCATGACCGTGGGCATAGGGCTTCTAGTCAGTGCCGCCATAGTTTTCTTCCTCCATCTTCAAGATTGGTTTAAATGTCGTTGTTCGGTGCTTGATTGTAACATCCCAGCCCTCGGTGAGCAACTGGTGAGCAAACTCCTCTACAGACTCCCACTCCCGGTTAATGAACGTCTCAAAAAACACCCCATCGCTCTTACGAGCCTCCAGCTTATAGGTCATCAATAAACTCCTGTATCACCCACACGACGGCGCACAGAAAAGCCAGCGCCACTGCTAAAAATATCAATTCAATCATGGTTTCACCACAAGAAGAAGGGAAACATCACCATAAGAGCCACTAGAACGGC